AAGTGTTTTATGAGTAATGCTGGAACTTGGACGCTTTCTCAGCAAGCAGATGCTCCCTCTTGGAACTGGATTATACTATTCATATAAGTTTCAATGCACTTCAACAGGAACTCTTTCTTCTGGTTCTTATTTGGGGCATAGAATGATATTAGAAGGTTATGATTCTGCAAGATTAAATGGACAGCAGTTTACAATATCATTCTGGGTGAAGTGTAATAAAACAGGAACAATGACCTGTGAACCGTATGATTCGTCTAGTGGTGCGACCCAATCAGTATCAAAACAAATTTACTATCAATGCTGCTAATACTTGGGAATATAAAACAATAACTTTCCCAGCAAATCCACATAATTATCCTGCCGATAATGCTGGTGCTTTAGTTCTTCATTGGTGGTTAAGTGCTGGTTCTACATATAACAGTACTGCTTCAACAGGTCAATGGACGAACTTTGCTAACGGTTTTCGTGCTATATGGATGTAATATCAATCTTTTAGATAGTACAAGTAATTATTTCCAAATCACCGGTATTCAACTAGAAGCAGGCACAGTAGCGACCCCTTTTGAGGGAAGGTCTTACGAACAAGATCTTCTTCTCTGCCAGAGATATTTTGAGACTAATTATCCTATTGGATATGCTCCTGGAAGTAACTCTGGGGTAAATGGGTGTTGGCTTAGTGTATCACTAAATACTAATGATTTTTATTGTTTTGGTCGTCTTCCATTCATTGTACCTAAAAGGATAGATCCAACTTTAACATTATATAATCCCATAACTGGTGCTGGAAATTGGTATGATCTCAATATAAGCGCCGCAAATGGAAATACTGCTGTTAGGCATGTAGGACAATATGGAGCATCTGTATATGCTTCAACAGTATATACTGCAAATCATGGATACGCTATTAGATATACCGCTTCTGCCGAATTATAACTATGACTTACCAATTAACTCAATACGAAACTATTCTTCGCCTTACTGATAATGCCTTTATTCCGCCAAATTTAGCAAACACCGACTATCAGGAATACCTTGCTTGGCTAGCAGAAGGCAACGAGCCACTACCAGCAGATCCACTTCCAGAACCAGAACCTTTAACTGCTCAACAAAAACTTGAAGCAGCAGGTCTGACCATAGAAGAACTCAAAGAACTTCTTGGACTATAAATACTCAAAAGTCTGCTAAACAATGGCGTCAGAAGTTCGTGTAAATCAGATACAAAACCGCAGTGGATTAGGAACGATCACAGTCGCTGATACTGGTGCCGTCATTTCCGGTATTACAACGATTGATCAAGGAACAACTGATGGAAACTTACTTGATTTGAAGAATGAAGAAGTTAGATTATACACAGGCGTTTGGGGAACTGGTTCAACATATCCTAGAGAAGTTACCTTAAATGGAACAAGGTTTGATTCTGGAGCACTTCCTGCTTTAAGAATAGCAGGTCAAGGTGGGATAAAGTTTGCGGTTGATTTAAATACCGTAAGAATGGAAATAGATTCAAGTGGTAGGGTAACAAAACCTTATCAACCTTCATTTTTTGTTTATGGAAATACAGATGTGGCGATTTCTTCCGCTGATACATTTGTAAAAACTACATTATGGGGGGGTGTATCGCACAATACTGGATCTCATTGGTCAAGTAATAGATTTACCGCACCTGTTGCTGGTAAATATTTGTTCGGTGTTAATTTAAGACTCGATAATGTTAATAGTGGTTATTCGAGAGTAATAATAGGTAAAAATGGATCTACTAATCTCAATGTAAATGGGCACTCAATTGCTCGTTATGAGGTATATGGAGCTGGATATTATACACATAATGTAACAATTCTTTTTAATATGGCAGTAGATGATTACGTTGAAGTATATGCTTATGCTAGTTCCGATGCAAGTTTTATATCTCAATCTGAATCCCAATGGTGGGGATATTTGGTAGGATAATAAATACTCAAAAAGACTTAATATGGACTATACGGTTACCCTAACAGAAGCAGAAAACAAAGCGATGGAGTATATCGCTGCTGATGTAGATGAGTGGATTACTAACTCTGCTACAAACAGAGCAAGAATCGCTATTGATGAAATCTGTGACTTGTATGTAAAACATAAGTTAGACAATAACCAACCTATCACAGTGACCAATAAGTCTGATATGGTTCTTGCTGCCTACGAAGAAGGTTTAGTCAAAACAGTGGCACAAAGAAACGAAGAAGCAGCATCTCAACTACCTTCTTGACAACCATCAAAAAACCCTGTATAATAATCAAGTCTTCAACATCCTTGTAACTTTGGGAATGAAGACCCTCTCTGTGGTAGAATGGGTGAGTTAATGGTATAATAAAGGAGGTTTATATCCTCCTTTTTTTCTTATATAAATTATTATAAATTTCAATGTATTATGAATTTTGCCATCTATTCAAAGGATAATTGTCCCTATTGCTATAAAGTCAAACAAGTATTAGAGTTGACTGGTAGCAACTATGTGGTGTATAATCTTGGTGAGGACTTTACCAAAGAAGAGTTCTATTCCGAGTTTGGGGAAGGTTCTACATTCCCACAAGTAATATGTGATGATCAAAAATTAGGAGGATCCGTTGACACAATCAAATTCCTCAAGGAACAACAAATCCTCAAATCCTAACATAAATAAACCAGAAGACCACTTTAACCGTGGCGTTGAACTCATTCTTAATGGAGGTAAAAGAAAGCAGACTCAACCGTTCCACATCATCTTTGAGAAGATGGTTTGCTTTCTGAATCGGGAAGTTACCATCTATTTTGAATTCTCCTTTAAGTCAAGGAAGAAAAAAGTAGTTTCCCGGAGAAAAAGAAATGCTCGCAGTTAGTTTAGTTTTTGGTTCCTTTCTAACAGTTTTGTTTCTTATAGTGGGAGTGATGGCAGGTTGGGTGGCAAGAGAATATATGATGAACTATCGGGAGATTCCAAGACCTCACCCCGAGATGTTTGATGGGCAAGGGAATCTAATTCCAGATGAGGTGATCGCATTTAACTTTGAAAACTATCATGACTACGAAGACAACAGCACCGAAGAAGACGACGACGAATAAAACGGCAACACAAACAATTAAGGTTGCTCCATCACTGGATCTTCCTAATAATCCATTCGTCTTTGAAATTTTAGATCTGGCATCAAGACAAAAATCAAATGCCAAAAAAGTAGAAGTACTTCAGAAGTATGAGCACATCTCACTAAAGTCTATTTTTGTATGGAACTTTGATGAGAGTATTGTAAGTATGCTTCCTGATGGTCCAGTTCCTTATTCTGGATACTCCGAACAAACTTCTTATAGTGGATCTCTTTCTACGAAGATCACAGAAGAAGTTCGTAAGATGCACGAGACGGGATCATTCTCTCTTGGATCCACTGATAAGCAAGGACACACCACAATTCGTAGAGAGTATGTAAACTTCTACCATTTCGTAAAGGGTGGTAATGATTCTCTGAATAGCATTCGTAGAGAGACGATGTTTATCAATATTCTGGAGGGTCTTCATCCACTAGAAGCAGAAATCGTTTCCCTCTGTAAGGACAAGAAACTTGGTGAGAAGTATAAGATCACCAAAGAGATTGTCTCTCAAGCATATCCCGATATTCAGTGGGGGAATCGTTCTTGATATGGGAAAGGGCATCAATATTATTCATACAAACTGTGATCCATCCTTTGCCGAAGATAAGAGTCTTCCACGAGATTCTTATCTAATCAGTTATTGTGATAGTGAGGGTGAAAAGTTTGATATTGTACAAGGTCTTCGTTCTGATATCTTTGACCACTACTGGGACAAGTATCGTGATGTAAGAAGCATGGGTTGGACTGAAGGGACAGTCAATCCAAAGTCATGGGGATATCAGACACCCAAAACCAAAAAGCGAAAGTGATTTCCCATATCGGCGGAAATTTTCCCGGCAAATTTTTCTCGCGTGAGGGTTTTCACAAATCTTCACGCTTTTTAGTATAATATAGATACCATTCAGTATCTTATGTTACTGTTTTCACACATATCAGACCTATATAGGATGAATAGAGG